TCGTTTTCAGGTGTTACACCAACACTCAATACAAAGTTATTACCTGAAGTTTGTATTGTATTATTAAGAACATCAAGGTATAAATTGTATTTATCAAGTCCACCACCTGCGTAATCAGTTTTTCCGTTATCATTTATTCTATTTTTCGGTGTTTCTTGATGGCCGACTGTCCAGTGTGCTGAGTTACCAATCTTTGTCGTTTCAATATTGCCAATCTCAACGTTGTGATCTCGTTTGATTAGTTCGTTATGATCCTTTCCAACCACCTCAAAGGACGAGTCCATAGTTTTCTTGCTGCGTCTTCCCTTATAGTCGGGTTCTGAAACGCCACCCGCAGTCTTATATTGAAACCCAGTTGGACCGTTTTCAGGCCAATCCTTCTTTTTATTCTCAAATGATCGTGTATCGCCATCTAAAAAAGGTGATGGTCCATTTGATATTTCTTCATAACAACCTGAGTTGTGCCAGATGTGTATGCGTTCATGATTGGGCGTATCATCCAGTTCTATCGCGTGACCAGACTTGGTTGTGTATGTTGTGTTATATGGATATTCTGTATTGTATGCTGTTGGAAACTCATCTACTGGTGCCTGATCTTTCGCTTCCTTTTTCCAAAGAGTGCTAACTGTATACGGTTCTTTTGGTAGTGTCTGACCAGAACCCGCAATCTTTTTTTCAGCATCGATGAAGTAACCCTTTGCCAACGCAGCAACATCACTGTAAAAATAATTTTGCTTTGGATTCTTTTCCAACTGAAGCATCGACTTTTTACCAGTCGGGATATCTGTCAGTGGTTCTGGATATCTGGATTCTTTATGGTATGTTCCAAAAATGACAGGTATGTTTTGTTCATGTCCATCAAGATAAAAACCAAACACATATGTTGAAAGTGCGATACCTGTCGGTGAAAGACCTACCGCATCAATCCAATCTGGAGTTTCAAACTCTTCCATCTCCTTGACTTTAATCCAACTGAGAGATGCGGACTGAACTGCTGACATCGGCCATGCCCATAGAAGGTCTTCATCAAGAATACCCTTGGGCATCGCGCCGCCTACGATAGACTTCTTACCCATCTCACCGGTCTGATCGTTTATTACACGAACCTTAACACGACCCAGATATCTAGGATCCTTAATGTCAACAACTCGACCCATAAACCATTTGAATTGTTCGCCAACCTTATAAAACATTAACCCAATGACCTCTTCAAATTTGGTCTCCTACAGTCGAGAACCATAAAATGTTCAAACTTACCTGTGCCTTCTTTCTGTTTATTTAACATGTGACGGATTGTTTTTACCAGAAAAATACCAGAATATACTTCTTGATCATCTGGAGCTGTAGAAAGAGCAGTGATTTCTGGAACCTTTACATCAATACAATCACCTACCATTAAATTGGTGTCACCATAAACTCGTAAATTCATACCATAAGCAAATATCTTTTGACGAAAGGCAGCCTTATAATGCATGTGTTGATTAATTCGCATCTCAGGGCGAGTTCCGTCTTTTAACGCTAGATTGACAATAGATGGAGATGTTTCGGCAAAAGAGTTAAATGATGAACTGTGTATGTCATCTGACGAATCCGTGTTCTTAAATGACTTATGATCGACACTATTCACATACTCTTGTTTCGCAAAATAGTCGCCGTGTAAGATATCAAACTCCACATATTTATTTTTATGTGCGCCTTGTTTTATTTTATTCATAGAATCGCCTTGATTGAATACTTCATATTTCAAGATGTTTCTATGATTCACTCGTTTGTCTACATCCTCGGCTCCTGTGCCTGTTGGATATTCAAACTCAAACTGACTTGCCTTTGATTTGCGTGTCTCAATCAGATGTTCTATTGTCAAGAATTGATATTTTTCATTATCTTCGTAGAATATATAATCAGAACCTTTATGTTCTTTTGACACCGCTCGTTCACAAATTAAATCTATTACTTGAAAGGGTCTGGTACGATTTACAGTGTAATCAAAAAATCCATTGGTTCCATCCGGTGTTTCTATTGTCTTACCACTACCGAGGTCTTTCTGAACAACCTCCTTTAACGCCGCAACATATTCCATGTCCTTATATCTTTTAGTAAACAGACTATAAGAATTTTTCATCGCGTCCATTGTCACGCACCGAAGAACATATGACTTCAGTGAGGACATGTCATTTGACTGCATGTTCGTGATGCTCTCTACAAAGAAATTATATGAAATCTCCTTGCCACTCGCGGGTGTTTTTATTTTAAAAGTAACTTTCTCTTCAGCGCCTATGGGAAGAAAGTTCATAAGTTCAATGCCTTCCGTCACCATAATGTCACAGACTATAGTATAATTATCTAAAGACTCAAAGATATCTACAGCCGTTACAAGATGTGATATCTCTTGAGGGTTACCACCAGTAAAGGTTGTGATTTTTATACTATCAAGTTCTACCGAACCCGCGTCAACTGTTTCCGCCATACTCTAGATTACCTCATAGATTCGGTGAGTTGGCTGCTCAAGGTCTTTGAGTTGAGCTTGTCAACTAAAAAGATTTCTTTTTTCTTATCATTTAATTCAACTTCATAATCATAATAAGAAACTGCCTTTTGATAGACAACCTCGGCCGCGGGAATTACTTGTCTATCTGTCTTAACCGAGGCAGCATTTACTGTTGCTGTTACACCGGCATCGTTGGTAATAGTATAGTTACTACCGGATGTAAAATCACCTAATACATTCTTAACATTGCAAACAGATGTATTCGCAAAAACAATTTCGCCGTGATTATATTCGTCTCTCTCAACTATGTCACCAAGTGTAAATGCTGTTGTCATTGGAGTCGTAAAACCAAACGACATAATCTTATTTGTGTTATATAAAATGGTTTCCTTGGATCGTTCGTAACCGACAACTCCAATTGCCGATACTAAAGGTGCCCAATACTTTTTAACATTACTAACTGAATCTGGGTCAATATTTTCACCTAGACTAAATGTCGGTGACAGTGCTTCATATCCGCTTTTAGATAAGATTGTATCATCAGATTGATAATCACTCTTATAATGAATAATTTTTCTAATCGCATTGCGGCGAGAACCATACTTCTTAACGATATATTGATCAAAGTCAAGTCCAGACATAGAGGTGTCATAGTGTGGATCAATAATGTCATTTGCCAGATAAACCAACCAATCGTAGTTAACATCGTCGTAGTAGTTAAAAGCAAGTTCATCAACCGTTTCATCGCGCTTCATTGTGTGAGTGTAAAATGCCGTCAAGTATTTTTTGACCGATGTTGACAGTCCAACTCTCTTCAAAATATTAATTGAAAGTTGTCCCTTATATTGCGTCAAGGGAAACTTACTGAAATACGATCTTTGCTTGTTAATCGCCATCGTTAGGAACCCTCTCTAACATCTTCTCTGGTAAACAATTCAGCTTCTCTCAACTGCATTGACAGAGCGATTGAAACCGGTGACCCATCATTAAAGAATGCGGAAGTGCCTTCTCCTGTATAGTTAACTGAAAATGTTTCAACGAACATGGTTTTGAATACTCCATATTGTTCTGCTCCTCTACCCTCAATCTTAATCTCAAGCAAATCGGGATATACCATAAAATCGTCTGACACACTTGGGAGAATCTTGAACTTGATTTCATCAATAATCTTTTTTAAGTTTGATGCATCATCCTTATCAAGAGGCACAAGTTTCCATGAAAAATTAAATGATCGAAGCGGTAAACCTTTGAAGAACACAGAAGGGTGTGGATTATAAATTTGACCCATTTCTTGTTGTATTACACTACCCAAGCTTGGTAAAGGACCGGAGTCTGCGGCCGCAAAGGCAGCGCGACCCACCACTGCCGCGCCGCCACTGAGCGCCGTCTCGAGCCCGGCGAGGGCCTTCTCACCCGCACTATCAGCACCTTCGAAAGATTCCATCATTTGTTCTCTGATTGCGCCAGTAGCACCTGTTTCCTGAGTATCATAAGACACATTTAAATCTTGTTGGAAATTTTCCGGTAAAGGCAAATAAATGTCTCCAGCCGGTCCGGTAGTTCCTTCAGATTGCGCGTCTGTTCGTTTATACGCAAGAAATTTTAATTTCAAGTAAGTGTGCGCTGCATTTTCGAGATTAGCGGGAAACATCATGGATTCCCCCGCCCCCTCACCTTGTGCTTTGCGTGCCTTCTCTGCTTCAGTGTCGGGATTGCTTTTACTACTCTTGACATTTGATGTACCAGATTTACCAGTCCCCGCCGTGCTGTCGGTCGCACTATCAGCTAAAGAATTCTTCTTATTAACCGCATCTGATACAATATTGTTTGTGAGGCTGTTTATTTGTGTAGAAGTGAATCCCGCATCCGCCAATCCAGAAGATATGGTAGACTGTATGGCATTCAAACCCGACTGAGTACTATTAGTGTTTTTCAGTGCGGTGACACTTGTTCCGTTGGTTGAATTTGGTGAATATGTATTGACACCAGTAACACCCGATTGTTGGACATTGATATTATCAATACTTCTTTGTAATGAACCAATCTCAATTGACGTTGGTAACTGTGACATCTATATTTCCTATAACTATAAATAGTGTAACTGATTACTTTATTTATACAACTTATCAGATATGGCACGGAGAAAGATGTAGATATGCCTAGATATTATCAAGGTGTTTTTAAACCTTATAACCCGCATAAATACAAAGGCGACTCATCTAATATTGTCTATCGTTCGCGGTGGGAGTTTCGTTTAATGGAATATTTAGACAAACATCCTGATGTAAAACAATGGGCAAGCGAAGAACTGATCATACCATATCGTTCACCAATCGACGGCAAGGTTCATAGATACTTTCCTGACTTCTGGGTTCGTAAAATTAACCGAGAAGGAAAAGAAGATGTCGTGGTTATAGAGGTAAAACCAAAAGCACAAACAGTTGAACCAAAGATTCAGAAAAAACTCACTAAGAAGTATTTATACGAAGTGCAGACTTGGGGAGTAAATAAATCTAAATGGATTGCAGCAGAAGACTATTGTAGGAAAAAAGGATGGCAGTTTTCCATTATGACAGAACATGATTTGGGGATAAAATAGTGGCATCATATATCTTTCAGAAAATCGCTAAAGAAGGTGAGGCAGCAGGTGTCAAAGCTGGGTCTGAGGAGTCGAAGGATTGGTTCCGTGATCAGGCAATGACAGTTGGCCAGGTCAATGTTCAGAAAGAGATGAGGAACAAAGAACGATTATCAAACAAACTGACGCAAACTGACATAGGTCGCATGTATCATTTCTTTTATGATCCAAAACATAAAAACACTTTGCCATACTATGATAGATTTCCTCTTATTTTTGTAATGGAAAGATATGGCGATGGATTTCTTGGTATGAACTTACATTATCTTCCTCCAGTATATCGCGCACGACTGATGGACGCACTATATACTATTGAGAAAAACGATGCTGTTAGAGACTCTAAAAAACTGAAGATGTCTTATAGTCTATTAGCAGGCGCAGCAAAGTTCAAATATTTCCAACCGTGCGTGAAAAGATACCTTGAAAATCATGTTAGGTCGAGGTATTTGTATATCCCTGCTGAAGAATGGGATGTGGCATTGATGTTACCCACAGAGCGTTTTAAGAAGAAGAAAAAGTCATCGGTCTGGAAGGATTCAAGGAAATCAGTTATTAGGAAATAAAAAATATGGCATTCAGTATTCAAGACATGAAAGACACCATCAACACCGATGGATATTTACACGCAGCAAACTATGAGGTGATAGTCATACCTCCTGCTGCTGTTGGTGGCGGCGAACTCTTGAGAATAAGAGCGGAGTCGGTATCATTACCAGGAGTTTCTTTTGCTTCTGTTGATGGTTATAAAGCATACGGAACAGGAAAAACTTACTCAGTACCCCATACATTTACTCCGGCAGCAGTTGCGGTAAATCACTTAATTGATAACAGCGGTGAAGTTTTAAAAATTCTAAACGACTGGAGTAATAAGATTGTAGATTTCAGAGGGGCTGGAGATGGCCGTTACACAGCATCATATTTCAGTACTTATGTTGTTGATGCTGATATAGTTTTATATGGTTCTGATCAGCAAATAGTCAAGACGATTAAGTTGTATGATATGTATCCATCAACCGTTGACCAAGTACAGATGTCTTGGGGCAGCTCCGACGAACTTGCGAAAGTAAGTGTTCAATATCAATTTGTAGATTATACTATTAGTTAAATTAAGGTGGAATATTATGTTACCCAAACTTGCCGTACCAACTTTTGAAATGAAACTCCCGTCAACTGGCGAGAGAATTTTATACCGGCCGTTTCTGGTCAAAGAAGAGAAAGTCCTGCTGTTTGCCAAACAAAGTGGTGAACGAGTAGATATTATAAATGCGATTAAACAAGTGATTACCTCATGCGTTTTAAATGATGATTTTGATATAGATAAGATCACTGTATTCGATATGGAATATTTGTTTATTAAAGCACGATCAGTATCCGTTGGAAATGAAATTTCATTCACTGTCAGAGATAGTACTGATGAAACAACATATGAGTTTAAACTCAATTTGGATGAGGTTGAAGTAACTTTTCCAGAAGACGCGAATAAACAAATATTACTCACGGATGATATTGGCATTATGATGAAGTATCCGACTATGGAGTTATCTGAGAAAATCGCAGATATCGATGATGTTTTAGATATAGCATCAGAGACGGTTAAGCATTGTATTGATTATGTCTTTGATAAAGAAACCACTTATCCTTGGAGTCAAGAGCCCGAAGAAGACAAGGATGAATTTCTCAATCATTTAGATCAAAGTCAATATGAAAAGATCACGGACTTCTTTACGCGAGTACCCAAGATAGAACACATTTTTGAGTACACGAACGGCAAGGGGGAAGACAAGAAAGTTTATTTCAGGAAAATAGAAGATTTTTTTCTATTGGGCTGAGTTATATGAGTTTACAAAACTTATATAAAATCAATTTCGACATAACTCAGTATCACAAATTTACATTGACAGAAATTGAAAATATGATTCCATTTGAACGGGACATATATGTTATGATGTTAGAAGAAAAGATTAAAAAAGAAGAAGATGCCAGAAAATAAAATAAGGTACTACGCATGATCGGACCATTAATAAAAATTATCATGAAACTGGGTAAAGGTACCTCAGCAGTGGGAAGAGGTGTTGCCAAGGGTGCCCGCGCAATGGGCAAAGGCAAAGGCCTGATGAAAGGCGCTATGAAGAAGGGTGGTCCTTTGGCCGCTATAGGTGCCATAGGTTCTTTATTTGGTGGTGACGATGAAGATGATGCGGCGGCGCCGGGTGCCCTTGGCGCGGCCGGTGAAATCGGTACTCCTTCATCGTCGGCAACAGGATCAGGTTCATCTTTAGTTTTAGTTGACTTTTCAAATGTTCTTGAGCTCAATATGCCAACCGTACCTGAGTTGCCGTCACTCGATATAAATGTAAATGATTATAATGAAGTCGAATCAACACTAAACAAAGATGTTGAAATACCTTATGACATAGAAAAAATGTTCGATGAAGAACAGGGTTCGTTGATCATACCCAAGAATACTTTCCTCGACTTTTCTTCTGATAAATTAAAGGCGTTGAGCGCGTCTGTTCTTACACTGTCATCAAACTTAAATCAAGTCAATCAACAAATAGCTTATCTCAACAGTAGAGTTGGTGGAATTGAAAATGCGGTTGCGCTGGCAGATGATGGTAATCGCCAAGCAGTCTTAAACCATGAAAGAGCGAAGGATGAAGAAGCGATAGAAGGATCAAAACCTAGTTTTAAAGATAAATTAATTGGAAAGGCAAAGAATGCAGGAGAAACAGCTAAAACAGTAGCGACGGGCGGGTTAATGGCACTTGGCGCTCAAATAGGAGCGGCCGCACTCGGTGTTGGTAGTATGTTATACTCTGAGCAAGTGGAAGCCGAATCGGGCGACGGCGAAATTGGTGCTGCCGAGTTGGCTGGACTAACAGCGGCCGCTGCGGGAGTTGGCATTGTAGCTCATAAAACAGGGAAAGTTATTGGTAAAAAGATTGCCGAAAAAGGCCTCGCTAAGGCCGCTGGGACACTTGGTCAAGAAGGCGCAGAAGCAGCTACGAAGGCAACCACGAAGGCACTTGGTCAAGAAGGCGCAGAAGCAGCTACGAAGGCAACCACGAAGGCA